AGCCGATCGTCTCACCCCAATGCGATGAAATGGTGTCATCCAAATACCCAAACTGATTTGTGTCTGGGTGACAGACGTTCCACTGGTCATAGCACCAGATGACCGTGCAGGCGTTCCACTTGCCTTCGCCAACCAGCGTTGAAGACAGCGAGAACCAAACGGGCTGTCCCATTACTTGCGTTGCAGCGCCATCAAACACCAGCGTGTGATTGGGCAAGTGAACGATCAAGAACTGATGCGATTTGTCAGTGCGCTCTTCCAAAAACGCCACGGAAAGCTGAGTTTCGGTGTATGTCGCAATGATTTCTTCGATTTCGCTCGTGGCGATCTTCTGGGTCGTTCCGTTTGCGCCCATGTAAATCGAAGGCGCTTCGTTGCGGCCACCGCCCAAGAACGCGATGTTATCCATAAAGACGCAGTTGGCGTGCGTTCCGACTGTTCCCTTCTGGATTTGTGCGCCTGCGATACGCTGGAACGGGAAGCCAGTTGTCCCCACGTTGTCAAAGACCTCGATCGTGTATCTGTTCAGAGCATAGATTTCGTTGCGCAGCTTCAGGAGACCTTTGACGGGATCGGGGTCAGCTTCAGATGAGCCATACTTTAGCGGGTTCACAGCAAACGGATCATCAAGGTCAGTCACGACCAGAAATTCCCCGTCCGTTGTCATGTAATACCCATCAACCCAAACAACATCCAAGGCAGTGGAAAGATCGGGGTCGGTAACTTGCGTCAGCGTTGTTCCATCATACAGATACAGGCGACCGCCAGAAGCGACCGCAAGATAAGTGAAGCCATAGTCAAACGTAACGCGACCACCGGCCCCAACATATCCGATTTCCGTCACGGTGTTATCTTCTGCGATAGAAACCAGCTTGGCTCCCATCACACGATACAGCGTGCCGTTCCAGTTGATGCCGCCACGGTTTATCCCTGGACCAGTCCCCGCTTCAACAATGCCATCAGCGGGGCGAAGATAGCCCGCCGAAATGCCTGTCTGCTTTGGCACAGGAACCAGGTTCTTCGGATATGATGTCTGAAAATCTGGCGTTGCGTCAGTGTAAATGCCGTTCAAGATTGGTATTTGCATTTATTTGTGACCTCGCAACAGATGCTCTATTACAATTTCATGATTTCGATCAATTTTGTTGCTAATATCTTTGATGTCCTCTTTTATCGTGCTTTGCAAAAGCTTGATATCTTCGTCAGTCTGGTCAATGCGCCGTTGCAAAAAGTGCAATTTTGTTCGCGTCTCTGCAATTGCGGACACCAGCGCCACTAACAAAGCGAGGAGTTGCCAATATTGAACAACGTAATCTACTAGCATTCTAAGTCCCTCCACCGTGCGGGCCTTCTTTGCACAATCGGACAATTATTCCGACGATCAAATGAGCCGTGGGCAGTGTTAATATTTTCCACGCGTCATCCAAATCAACAATCAAATGTGATGATCCTATTGTGATTTCACTTGTCGCAAGAATTGGCGTACCAGCCCCCCACACACTCAAAAACACCCAGTCTTCAAAGTTTCCAAAACCGCGCGCGTTCCACTGTGTAATCAATTCATATGCCGCCCAAAAAAACATTACGGCAGTGCAAAGAGCTATTTTGTTTGGATATTCACCCACACCCAAAAAGTAAGCATAAGCCGCAATTCCTGCAGAACATGCGCCCAACGCCATATGCGCCAAATGTGATTTGCCATATTCAAACCAATTTTGTTGATTTTCTGAAATTCTTAATTCTGAAATAATTTTGTCAAACATCTTAGCCAACCCTGACCCACGTTGAATTGACACCATCATAACGCATAGTGAAAAATCCGTTTGCTGCCAGCGTGGTCGGTGCGCCAACAACAGACGCCCCGGATGAAACGGTCAACGAAGTGACGATCTGCGTGCAGCTCACGGTTACCGTGTCTTTGTCAGACGCACCAGCTGGCAGAACGATCGCACCAGCCGCATAAGTGCTGACGGGCGTCAGGATCAGCCAGACGTTGCCGGTGTTCACAGTAACGCTGAAGCCAGTGGCAGCAGGCGCTGCATATTGCGTGTTCTGGGTCACGGTGGTGACGTTCGCGTTCACATAGCCCATCAGCGTCGTGATGGAGCATTTGCGTGCGTCGCCCTGGCTTTGCTTGTAGACCGGGAGCAGGTCGCCGCCGGTCAGGGTGTCAGTTGCTGAAAGCTGATTGATGGTAGCCATGATTTAATCCAAGTCCAAGATGCTATCCGGCCCGGCTTGCAGCGGGTCGGCGGGAGGTGCGAGAAACGGGTCTTTGCGGCTGCGCCAGTGCTTGTTGCCAGCACCAGCCGGGATCGCCATGTTGTCCAGCTGCATCTCGACCGGCTTGGCCGACTGCGCGATGATCTGGTTATAGGCGTTCTTGGCCGAGGCCTTCGTGTCAGGCGAAACCGTTTTGTAAAAGCCCGGCGCGATCCGCACAGCGAGGTTCAGCACCATCGCTTCAAGCGCGCTGTCAGGAACGCCAGTCGCTTGATCCAAGTCACTGTCAGCAGGCGAAGAAGGCAACGGATAGCCAAGACGGATGCCCTTGCCGTTCCAAGTTGCCATCATAGCATCGAGCCGACGAAGCGCGCCTTCAAGCTGCTGCGGCTGTAGGTCAAAGACATACGAAGCTAGACCAATCTCTTCGAACGCCTGATTAACGATGTCCCGCTTCGTGTATGCCATCTCTTATTCCTCGGCCTTGGGCTTGCGCGCGCGCCTTGCAGCGGGCTTTGCAACAGGGCCAGACTTCGCTTCGTCAGTCGATTTGGACCAGCCTTCTTTTACTTTCGCGTCCACATCAGCTTCGTCAACAATGATGTAATCAAACTTGTCGCCGTGAATGTCGTGTTGCCCAGGGTGCTTATACAGCATAACGCTCATTTTTTCTTCCTCTTCGGTGCTTTGGAGGGCTTGCCGGCACGTTCAGCCGCTTTTCGCGCCGTGCTGAGTGCAATCGCCGTTGCTCGTGCGCGGGTCTTGCCCGACTTCACTTCTGCTTTGGTGTTTTCACCAATCGACTTGCGTCTGTATCCTTGCTTCAACGGCATTGCGCTATCCTCCAATCAAGAAAGGGTGGGACCGAAGCCCCACCCCATTATTATTAAGTCTGCGAGAACAGCATGATCCCGGCCATTTCCGGGTTGACCATCGCCACACCGAAAAGCGTATCCCAGCGATACTTGGTCTTCTGGGTGTTGATGTCGAATTGCTTCTGCATCACAAGTTCAACGCCCTGATCGGTTGTTGCGCGCATAATGTCTGCACCCGCATCGGTCGGAACCGCCAAAGAAGCAGGCAGAAGTTCAATCGCGTCACGGTGCCAGAAGCAGTTCATAGGCGCAGTCACAGTGTTCAGGAAGGTGATTGCTGCGCCGTTTGCAGGCGTTGCAGTTACGTTCTGATACTGTGCTTCTGCGTCAGTCGAGCCACCGTTCGAAACGATTGCTGGGCTGATTTTCACAGTGCCGGTGCCACCAGAACCAGTCAGAATTTCCACGATGCGGAAAGTCTTCAGTTGGCCAGTGTCCTGCTTGGTGATGTGGTGAACAGCGTTCACACCTGTGATGGTGAAGCAGTCGCCGACAGCAACAGTGCCAGAACCAACAGTGATGGCTAGGGTCTGGTAGCGGTTGTCAACGTTCGAGGTTTCGCCGGTTGCTGCAGTCGAAGTTGCAGCGGGGGTGTGATACTGGTTTGCGCCGTTGATAGTAACGGTTGTGCCAGCAGCAGCAGTCAAGCGTTGTCCGTTGTCCATTTTGAAGGTCTGGAAGCCAGCAACTTCACCAACATACGAACGACGATAGGCCTCGGTCGGGATGTTGTTCATGGTCTGGCGGGCGGCCAGGTCAGCGGCCATGCCGTTGTAATCACCGCTGGTCAGCGCGAAGTTGCGATCGCCCATCATGACGCCCTGTTCGTTCATCAGCCTATCGGCTTCTGCAACGTCTGAGTAGCCACCGGCGGCGGTGGTGCGCTTCACAACCAAAGTGCCCTGGTTCGATGCAACCGAAAGAACGGCAACGTTGATATCAGATGCCAGCTTCTGTGCAGCCGACTTACCCAGGCGGTTCTCCTGTAGATCGTCACGCAGGTCTTTCGCCGTCATAAGCGCAGTGACGTGCTTCTGGTAGCCGATGGTTGCCGGAACCGCGAGCTGGGTGTTGTCACCGAAGTTGGAAGTTGCATCCGAGCCATCATACGACTGCGCGATGTAGGGCACCGGACGCCAGATGGTGTCGCTCGAACGCTCCATCTGCTGACCATTGGTGTTGTATTTGTTTACCAGCGACGACAGAACGAGCGCGTCGTTGAAGCCGGTGAGGATGTCTTCGAACGCGACGCGTTCTTCTTTGGAAAATGCGTTAGCCATTGGCTATCTCCATTCAGGTTAGGCGGTCCGCTTCTTTCGCTGTTTATACGCGTAGACTTCGGTATAGTTTCCGGTTTTCTCAGCCTCTTTGCGGAGCCGCTCAAGGGTGTTGTCAACGGACCCGGACGGGCGGCCTGTGCCGCTGATCGTCGGTTCCGGTTTCGATGTTGCTTTGCGCTTTGTGACTTTCAATTGCGTCTCCAATTCGGCCGCTGCGAAAGCGAACTTCACCGGGTCTTTAATCGAGGCGAGTTCCTTCGCACGTTTCGGGTTCTTGCCCAGCGCATAGACCAACAGCGCAGGGTTTTTGGACCCTTGCAGGATCATGCCCTGTTGAGTGACGGACAACGTTTCTTGAACGGTGTCCTCGGCGTATTCGAAATCACGCACTTTCAGATCGGACTTGGCCGACTGATAGCCTTCCAGCTTCTGCTTCCACTCACGCTCCGCGGCTTCCGCCTCGGCCTGTCGTGCAGCTTCTGCCTCGTCGTGCTTGCGCTGCCGGTCATAGTACGCTAAAAGTTCCTTTTTATATCGCTCGGCGTCGTAATCGAATGCCTCAAGCGTTGGCTCCTGCCCGAGTTCTGCGACCTTGGTCGCGCCCGTGGCTGCTGCCAATTGCTCTTCCAGTTCACGATTGCGTTTTTTTAGCTCTTTACGTTGTTTGCGAAGATCGCGCACCCATTCAGGCGCACGCTCGGTTTCCTCTTCCTCGGGGGGCGGCGCTTCCTCCCCAATGGTCACGACGACGCCATCTTCCTCCTCAGCTTCGGCCTCGGTTTCATCGCCCTCGTCCGCAGCGGTGATTTCCTCCGCCTCGTCCTCGTCGATTTCCGGCTCCTCTGCCTCGAAAGTGTCCAGATCGGTTTCGTCGATTTCCTCTGCCTTATCAGTCATTAGACCCTCATGATATTCTCACCCCAAGTTAGCGGCGGGGCGGTTGCCGCATTCCTTGCGCGCCCTGAACAATCCCTTGCAGGGTCTGCGCTGTTTTCACTGCACTTTCACGCTGGTCATTCTCGACCGATGAAAGCGTTTCAATCGTCTTCGCACGGGTCTCTTCCGCACGGGCGATAGTGTATTGTGTATCTGCTTGCGCCTTG